AAGTAGCTCCATGAGTAGTAAGATCTCCTATTTGTACCGTAGCAGTAGAAGGATTATTCTGTCCCATTCTTTCTAACTGATTAGGAGAAGGAGTAGTAGTACCATCTCCTGTATCCATATAAGGAACATCATTAACAGTAGAACATGCTAAATCATTTTCCTTAAGGCCTGTTCCTGCATAATCATCAAGAGCTAATGGAGGTCTGCCAGGTATATGATAAGCTACAGTTTCATTACCATCTATTGTTATCCATGTTATATAAAAAGCATATACCTCATCTCTCTGATATCCTGTATAAAAGTACTTATCTTTTGAGTCTCTCATAGCGTTAGTACTGTCTGGTCTATTTATATCCATATCTACATTAATACCATTAATAGTTTTAGTATTAGCAAAAGACCAATTAGATTGACTTGCATGAATTTCAATACCCATTGCATATGGTTGATACCCTATGTCTATTTTACTTTTTTCTAAATTACCCCAATATAACGTATCATCTACTTGGGCTACTGTTTTAGCCCTGCTATAAGTTTCTCTTGGAATTAAAACATTTTCTACAGTTTCAGCCTCTGTTATTTCATTTCCTGTGTATGAAATTAATATCTCAGTACTAGCAGTAGTATCATAATCTAAATCTTGTAATCTGTGTGCCGTAAGAACGCCTCCCTCTCTTTTTATTATACACGGTCTAATAAAAGAATATCTCGGATCTAAATTGCTAATCTTAAATATAATACCTTTAGCTCCAGCTGTTCCTGTTGGACCTCCTTGATAATTCATTGTAGAATGACCATCAAGGTTACTTACCCACCCCATATTACCACTAAGATTACTTTGCATATTAGCTCCTATAGCCCCAGACGCACTAGATTCTGGAGATGTGTTAGGAGTTATATATACCCAGTTAGACATTGCTAAATAATTTGTAGGAGTACCTTCATCATCTAATAAAGCAAAGGTTAAAGCGTAAGCTCCTACAGTTAATACACCAGATTGTAATCTATCTAATTCAGGATAAGGCAACTCACTAAGCTGTGGAAATATATCAAAATCTTCAACAGGATGTGGACAAGTTGGAGGGTCATATAGTTTTATATATCTCATAGGATTATAATCATCTGTCCAGTATACAGATATTTTACCTGTAATGTCCATTTTAGATTCTGCTTGAATAGGAAACTCTATTCTAAAATCTAATTTATTAGTATTAGTACAAGAACTGTCACTATACACGGTAGTATAAATATCAGTTACAGGATCATATATTCCTATTCTAGATTGATTAGCAGATCCAGGCCAAGCAAGAAATAAACACACTTTTTCATCAGGTAATAAACAACTACCTATAACAGTAAATCCCGCAGTAACATTAACTACTCTTTCTGTCCCTTTTTCTGTCTGTATCGTTCCTGATCCTGGAGGAACCACTATATTTCTAGCGTATCTCCATGTTCCTGGCGGTTGATCTACAGGGTTTGTGTCTCTATTTAATCCTTTTAAAAATTTCATATTATTCTGTTGGGTCTCTATCTAATTGTTCTCTTGTATTTAATACTGCAAAGTTAGAATCATGTTCACTAATTCTAGGTATTAATCTCACCCATTGATTCATGAATGACTCATATCTATCAATATCAGGATATATAGCGCTATTTCTAGCTTGTGTACAGTAATATTTCCATTGCTGCTCTGCTATATCATAAGTTATTCCATTAGGCTTAGTGTTAGGATCTCTTAATAAAAGTTTTTTATAAATATACCAAAACATAGCTTCTCTAAAACTTATATCATCTGGTATCATAGGATAACACATATCATCTGTTGGAAAAGACATATAACTTAAACAAATAGTTCCTGATACAAATGATGTTTTAATTTTACCTCCGTTTATAAAGTAAGTATCTTTTGTAGCGGCATTACGATTTAAACAATTGTCACAATGCAGTGCTACAGGAAAGTCAGAAGTAGCATAAGATAAAGGAGATAATTCATCAGGATTTTCCCAATACATACTTTCTAATACTACATATCTAGAATTTAATTCTCTTAATTCTGTTAATACATTTTGATCAGGATTAGCATCTAGCAGTGCTTTTATTTCTGCTATCTTAGTAGTAAGAGTTTTTAACTCAGTTGATATACTGCCCGCAACTCTTTTATTAGTTGCTACTAAATTAATATAATATAAATCAGAAGGTAAACAAGCTGTATACTCAGAAACAGTTAAAGTACATACTTTCTTTTCTAGTTGAGGTGCTGCCCCTATATGCTCTAAAGCTTCCCCCATCCATTCAATAGCATCTTCAATCCAATTGTCTGTACTTAAACCAAGATCTCTCATTATCTTTCTGATAATAGTTTGACTAGATATTTGTTTATATATTGCCATATTATTTATATTTTTTAAATTTTAAATAAGCTAACTCGTCTTCTTTTAATAATCTAGTTAATCTTTCTTTATTCCCTTTTAATCCTCTTGTAGCATCAAATCTATATACTGATTTATTTTTTACTTTACATTTACCTTTTCTCCAATAGTATTTATAATAATAATCATCAGTAAAATATATTTGCCATTTCACACCTTCTCCTGTCTCTTTATTATATAACTGTTCACCACTATCTTTAAGTTCTTGTTTATATTTATTAGACTCTGACCAATCTACTCTAGGAGCTCTAGGATCTCTTTCCATTCTAACTATAGATAATGTAGATAAATTATATCCCATATTAAACTCTTTACCTTCTAATATATAATCCATAATCATTATATTAAAGTCACTGCAAATATCTTTAAATGTTGTATTATCTACAGCATCTAAAACCTCATCTTTATAAGCTTTATATATATGTGTTAAAGTGTATCCCATTACTCTTCTCTTTCTTGTTGAGGTCTAGGTATATTAGGAGCAGGTGCTAAATCTTGATGTCTGTCTAACTCTTTATCACTAAATGTAGAAGCCAATAGCCCTAACTCTCCTTGTACAATGCCTTGTGTAATAGTTGAAATCATATCTGCTGGTATAGGAAAATCAGATGTAGAATCATAACAATCTCCAGTATCGCAATCAAATTTAGATAGTTCTTCTGGGTCTTCAAACACACCTCTAATATTAACCATACCTATTTCATGTGGTTCATATAAATATAAATAATCTTCTATCATATATGCCTTAGTGTTCTTACCTGTATATTTATCCCACATTAAATATTTTACCATATGAGGCTCTACCAAAGGTATTCTAGTTATTCCATCTACAGCCCCTACATATGTAATTGCATCATTAAAATTAAATCTAATAGTTCTAGGAACTTTCATTTCAGTTCTCATAACATGACAGTCTATAGGAAGTTTACAACATTTAGTTGCGTCAACTTTTATAAGTTTTAAACATCCTAAATCTTGTTCTACATGTCTTGTTACTAAACCATTACGAGCAAAGTCTCTTCTTAAAAGCATTGCTCTATAGTATTTAATATTAAATTTTAATTGAGATAAAGAAATTGTCTCATCATGATGAGTCTTTCCTCCTCTGATTAAATTTAAAATATTGTATGCAATTTGATCTAGGGTCATTTTATTTATAGGTTAGTTTGTAAATAGCCTTCGTATCCTCTCTCCTTATTCCATATATGCGCTTGTCCAGTTCTTTTTGCTTCATACCCCATCATTTTATGCCACTCATCATTACCACAAATAGATGGTATGAATCTTACTTTTATACCACGGTATTCATTTACCATTTCTTTATGAAGATGTCCGCAATGTACCTCTCTATGCTTAGTTTCTGCAAACATTTGAGGCTGCTCAGTTGCCATTATTAAAGGCATCTCTGCTTTCTTTTCTTTATCTCCATGTGTAAACATAATCATATTTGTTCCATATTTATAATACTTTCTAGAATCATAGCCATTATCAACCATAACCCTTTCATCATTTAAAAAGAACGCTCGTAAAAATTCTCCTGAATAGAACATTCTTTCATAGTCGTGATTACCTTGAATAATAACCACATCTACTGGTGCTGTTCTAGCTAAAAAATTTATTGCTCTTACCATTAAATTACAATAACCAACAAATGTTTCTTGCCATCCTGCACTATCTTGTTGAGAGGTTCCTTTAGTAGTAGCTCTAGAATATCCTTCAGAGTTCATACCATCGTTACCTATAGGTAGAAGTATTCTTTCTATATTTAAACCTGATGCTTTATTCATAAGATCCTTAATAACATTCATATAAGATTCTTCAGATTCATCTAAAGTTTGGCCATCCATTTTACCATAATGAACATCTGGTAAAGAGACTTCATAAACTATAGGATCATCTACAGGTTCATACTTCTTCTCAACTTTAGGACTATACTCTTCAAGAGATTTTATAATTTCTTCTTTAACCTCTTTCATTATATTGTCCTCACCTTTTGTAACTACAGAGAATCTATTCTCGCCACTCATACTTTGCCAGAATTTTACAGATTTAACATCTTCCTCTGCTATACCGTTACTGTCTAAGAACTTTTTAAATTCTGTGATTTCAGATTTACTTACATTAGCTAAATCAAAATCATTTTCTTTTGCTTCTATTCTAGCTTCTCGTAAAGCATTTCTACATGCTTCTACACTACAATCTAAGCGCTCAGAAAGACGTTCAGCACCTTCTTTAAGGTAACCAGGCCTGTCTTTCAAAAAGGCCTTGATTTGGTTTTTGTCCATTTATATCTAGTTATTAGTTACTACTTTTTAACTTTCTCTAGCGATCTACCGCCAAAGTAAGCCCCTATAACAGTTATTAAAACTAACTGTAATAAGTCAACCCATGATGCTTTAACTTCAAATTGTATAACTCCAGCGTCTATAAATATTAATAACACTGTAGATACTACTAAAAAAATTAAAACTAAAGGTCGTATATTTTTTGATAACCATGAATCAGATGTCATATCAACTTTCCATCTTTCAGTTACTTGCTTTTGCATCTCAGCTTCATAACCCATTATCATGTTCTTTATCTTTTCTTCAGCTGCTAGTTTTTCTTCTTTAGAAGTATGTAGTTCGTCTATAACACCACCTACTCCTTTAACTAACTCAGCTGCACCTCCTGAAAATATTTTTCCTAATATACTCATAATTTTATTATTTATGTTCTCTATGCTCGTAGACCGTTCTACCTTTCTTTTTTAAAGCTACTGTTAATTTTTTTCTATTTGGACGATGTGTTACATAACTTACATGTATCCAATTAGGATTTTTATCATCACCAAACTCCCAAATTAATTGATCAAAATCTAAATTATCTTTTATATAATGATACATCTCTGCATTTGTTTTATATCCAAAAGTATCATCTAAATCTAAAGCTTGACCTTTCATATGCTGTGAGTTTTTAGACCCTCCTATAGCTGTGTTTACAGGTTCCCCTCTAAACATGCTAGTAATTTTAATAGGTCCTCCTACCCACTCCCTTAAAGGTTCAAATAAGTATTTAGCTATTTCATGCATACATTTTAATTGATCTGGGCCTGGAGTATTGTCTAGACCTAATCTTAAAGCTGTTGCGCTAACAGTAGCTTCTTTATAGCTTATATGTTCACTTATGTTTTTCATATTTCAAATCCCAAATTTAATATCATAAGTCTAAATTTTGAGCAGTATGCTTTTTTATTTTCACAATTTTCACACAAACATAGTTTAATTTCTAAAACTGTGAAAGTTCCTAGCCTAAAATTTAATTCATACTTTTGTTTTTTATTACCGGCATTAAAGCCATTTATCCAATTTATTTTCATTTTTAAAAAATTATATAATTAATACCCAATTTAAAGTCGTACCACTCACGATTCCAGTACTTGTTGTATTTTCCTTCTACAAAATATCCTAAATTTTTATTTACTTTTATACCATAAATTAATCCACCAGAGTAATCATACCATTGATCATCTTCTATAAAATTATGATATGAAAATTCACTACCATCATCATAATGCCAAGGCATTAAATTACCCCACGCATGTAACCATGTTTTTTTAGAATATTTATAATAATCAAATCCTATAACAATAGAATGTTGAATTATATTTTCTAACTCATTTCTTTTCTTTTCTGTATAATCTGCTAATACTTGAGGTATAACTACCTCTTTCCAAACATCTGCACTATTAGCTACTATTACACCGTTTGGATCTTTATACTCACTAGCAGCAACATTAATAGTATACCCTTCTTGAATTGCTAAATAAGTGTAATGAAGATTTCCATTATCCAAGATCCACTCTTGTAGAGGATCATAACCATATGGTTCTGCTAAACGATGTACAGCTCCTATACTAAAAGCTAAGTCCGCAGTTTTCTTATATCTATATCTTTCTGATAATTCAAAGTATTCTACATCAGCAAAACCATCTTTTAAATATTCTATCTTAGCTGCAAAATGATCTATACAATAAGGCCCTTCACAATCATCATCAGAACTATATCTTATAAAATGATGTTGATCGATATAATCTTTACCTTGTTGTCTAGCATAATCTAACTCAAATAAATATTCAAATCCTTGTACTTTTCCAACAGTTGCTGCATCTGTATAATTAGATTCTGTACCATCGTAAAAAGTATTAGCTTTATTTTCATAACCAAATCTAGCTATTTTACGTATACCTACAGTAACTGAATAGTCATATGGAGTTTCTATAATAGAAGTTTCTAATCCATTTAATACAGAAAATGTTTTTACATCAGATACTGATGTCCCTCCATTTACAGCTCCATATATAGTAGAAAACTTAAGCTGATCTTTAAGAATTTTTTCAATATTTAAATCTTGACTGCAACACTTCTTTGGAGTAGAGCAGGATGCTAAAATTAATAATGGTAATATTAATAGTTTCTTCATTTAATTATTATTTTCTTTTTGATTGTCCCATCATCATATATATAAAACAATACTCTATTTTTAGTTTCATTTACTTGCCTGCCTAATAAATCTGTAATCATTATTAGATTCCTATTTTCTATTCTTTTTGGTAAAGGTCCTGTCCAATTATTTTGACAATGATCGTATGTAGCTTGACATATTGTATCCCATTCATTATAACAACAATACTCATCTACTTCTATTACCCAAGCATAGCACTCGTCGTTTAAAAAGAAAGGATTACCAGATCCGTTTACACATTGCTCTGCTGCATATAAACACCCTAAAGAATCATGTCCGTTATTTACATTTGCTAGAGGATTATAGTTCCACGCATTTGGATCCATACATCCTTGAACCACAGCAATACACGAACCATTGTCAGTGTTAGCCAGTGAATCATAGTTAAGAGCAGTACTATCCATACAACCGTAAATATAAGGAATGCAACTAAAATCTTCAGTATTAGCGGATGGGTTGTAATTAAGCATATTAGGGTCAGTGCAGCCATAAATAAAAGGTATACAAGAATTATTGTCAACATTGGCTAAAGGATTATAATTAAACATTGTGCTGTCAGTACAACCATATATAGGAAGTATACAGCTAAAATCATCAGTATTACATGTATCACAATAGTTTAATGCTATAGGATTAGTACATCCTAATATTATTGGAATACATGTACCGTTATCAGTATTTGCTAATGGATCATAATTAAACGCAGATGTATCCATACAACCATATATAAATGGAATACAATTTCCATTATCTGTATTAGCAAGTGGATTATAATTAAACATAGTAGCATCTGTGCATCCATATATATAAGGTATACAACTACCATCATCTGTATTTGCACTAGGAGAGTAATTCCACATAGTACTATCTGTACAACCATAAGTTACACCTATACAACTGCCGTCATCAGTATTTGCAAGAGGGTTATAGTTTATAGCAATACTACTCATACATCCATATATAATTGGTATACATGTGTCAGGAGTATTAGCATTAGGATTATAATTAAAAGCTAAAGGTTGCATACAGCCAGTTATAACAGGTATACACCCACCATTACTAATATTAGCTAAAGAATCATAATTAAAAGCTGTACTATCTATACATCCCCATACAGCTAATGTCGTACAAGAACCATTATTATAATCTGCTGTAAAACCTTGTGTATAATATTCTAAATAAGATGAGTTTGTACATCCTGGAGTATAGTAGCAACTATTATCACTTGTATTAGCTAAACTGTCATAATTAACAGCTAATGAATCTAAACATCCAAATACCTTTTCTTCACACGTATTACCACAATTAGTTATTATTTGATAAGGCAGTAAAGGCTGTATAAATGGAGGTTGTATACTTATTAGTGTATCTCCTTCTGGATTTATAAATGTAAAACCACATTCTATTGTAGTTAAACTAGCTTGTGTTGATATATGAAATCTAAATGTTATTGGATCTGGTGCAGTTAGTCCTACATAATATATATCATTAAATCCTCCTGTGTGTGTAAATTGATATGACGTATCAGGGTGTATTAACTTTAAATGGGATCCTACCCAACCATTGCCCATTAAATCATGTAATATTAAAGTATAAACACAAGTATCAATAAGCTCCATTGTGTTAGCATTAGGATCGTAATTAAACATAGTTGAATCAATACATCCAAAGATCTTTAATGTTTGACAACTTCCATCATCTACAGTAGCAAATGGATTCCATTCTACATAATCGTCATCTGTACATCCCAATATAGGAGGACATGAATCAGAAACAAATACATGTGCTGTATCATTACCAAAAGCAGGATTTGTTCCATATACTAATGTGTCATTACATTGTTTTACAAAATAAGAACCATCTTGTCCTTGCCATAAAGAACCATTTAACCCGTCTCCATATGTATCATATATAGTAAATACTAGTTGTCCTTTTGGAATTTGTACTGGAACAACTACGGTAGCATAATCAGGCTGTGTATTATAATTACCCCCAGACGCATATATTGTACCACTTGTATCTTTAATATTCCAACTAGTTTCAGATTGATATTGATCTAAATTTATAATAACTTTAGCAGGAACTAGTTGTACTGGAGGAGGTTGTGGCATACATTGAGGAACAGTTCTATTATGTATTAAACCGTTAGTAAATGTACTAACAGGATAATTTATTACTGTATCACCACATATAGTTACATAATATTCCCCATTAGAAATACCATCACCATAGGAATCAAATATAACCCACGATATATTAGTAATACTATCTGATATATAAATAGTATCATAATGCATCGTATTAGCTTGCGTATAATGTCCATACGGAACATCAGCTAATAAAGGACCTTGATATGCAGAATCATATAACGCCCATCTAGTTTCAGAAGGATAGCTATCTGTTTTTAACATGATAACCATTTCTTTCTGACCAAAAGTTAGTAATGGTAATAATAATATTGCTAATAATAATTTTTTCATTTATTTATTTCTTTTTTGATCCACCATTATACTCTACAGCAAATCCTTCTTTTACTAATGTATCATTTATATTTATATCATTTATATGTAAAGTTCCAAGAACTCTTCCATATTTTCCCACTTCCTTACTTTCTAAAATAAAATTACCATCATCTAGTAATTCTATTAATTTATCTTTAGCAGCTAACCCTCTAGCTTTTTCTTCTAAATCCCTAGTTCTAGATTCTGGGCTATCTATGCCTGCTAATCTAATCCTTTTATGTATAGTAATATCAAATCCTAAATCTATATGAGCATCAACTGTATCCCCATCTATTACTCTATCTAATTTTGCTTTATAAGTATACATTAAAAATCACTCATTAATATATTATCAATTTCATCTTGTACTTCTTCTCTAGTTGCTACCATTTTAAAACTTAAATCAGCTTGAAATCTAGCAACTTCTTCCCCATCTTTAAATATAATAATAGTAGGTACAACAGCTATTTTATATTTTTTAGCAGCGTCAGAGTTTTTAGCTATATCTGTATATCCTTTTGTTTTACACTCTTTAAGCTGCATAAACCAATCAACATCATTAGCTTTATTCCACTCTGCATTAAAATGCTTTGCTTCTATTTGCGCCCATGCTCCGCTAGAGATCGACATAAAAAGTAAAACAAACATATACAAACTAAGTAATCTCCAACTACCATTATTTATTTTATCTATCATACAACTTATCTTCTATCTTTTCAAGAGTCTCCTTAATCTCTTCTACATCCTTTTGAGTATCCATAATAGTATTACGAATCATTTGGTCTTTCATATCAAACTCCATACGTGTTACTTCAGGATCAGGAGGTGCTGGTAATTCTTTAGCCTCTTCAATATCTGCTTGTAAAGCAAACCACATACCTACAATAGTTGCTATAGCAAATGCTAAACCTATTATTGTTTTTATACTTAATATAAACCCTGTTTCTTCGTTTAATTCTTTAGCCATTATTCCCAAAACAATTTAACTATTAAACCTATTGTAACTGCGTATATTACCCATAACGCCTTAGTCATAACTTTACGATAAGATGTATTTCTATTAACTCTTGCCGTTACACCTCTATCTGGATCTAATAACTTCTCAGTTAACATATCCATTTTTTCATCAATTCTATCAATTTTAGTTTCTACTGAATTCATTCTTTGCTCCATTAATGCTATTTTTTGAGATAAAGTTGCCATTACTTTTCAATTGTTAAATATTCAAAATTAGTTATTGCGTCATTTGCATCTACATATAATTTAGGAAATCCTGACATAGGTATATATATATGCTCACCCGGCTCTAATCTAGCTATTAAATGGTATCTATCTACACCTCCTGTAAAATCAGCATCTGTTACTGTTAAAGTACCTCCAGTCCAGTTTTGAGATATTGTAGTATTACCAGTTGTACCAGCATCTGAATCTGTTTGTCTAATATTAAGACTTAGATCATTTTCTGAGACTGTAGCTTCAAATGGTCTTGTTTCTCTACCAGCTTTATTATCTACTAAAGCTATAGTTTCAATAAGATTTTGCATAAATACATCAGAAGCTGCATTCATTTCTACTTGATACGCTGTATCACTTACTTTTGCACCTACATCTATATCACCAGCTGCTACAATTGTAAATGTATAATCAATTCCTTTAGCTGATCTTAAGGTCATAACTCCAGCTCCACCATCATTAATATCAGTAGTATCTGCTTTAGACATAGTTACTGATCCCGCTCCTCTAGCAACTGCTTCTTTATGATATAAATTTATAATACCTGAATTACTTTTATTACATCCATAGAAATAAACTTTATTATATTTACTATTAAATTCCCCACAAGGTAATTCTTCTGGCGCCCCTGCGCCTGAAAAGGCTGTAGCTGTCGCTTCAGATGCAGTTATAGCTGTTCCTGATACTGTTATTGTATTATCGTTTACATAAGGACCATCCATATATACTAATAAAGTACTTGCAGTAGGTACAGGACCAACACGCATATTTAATTTATTTTCACCAATAGCCTTAATTAATGAATTTCTTAACGATGTTAAGTGTGCTGTAGTTGTAGCAGCATTATCTACTATACCTGCAATAGATGAAGTATAAGCCTCTCCTCCTAATGTAAAGTTTGTTAAAGCTGATACTACTGCAGTAGAGTCATCTACAGTTCCTGTTACAGCCGTATTACCTCCATTACCTATATAATCTTGAGTAAGAGTAACTATATTAACATTAGATAAATGCTTAGTTGCATAAATATCTAAATCATTCGCAGCTCTAATAGTATTTATATGAGTTACTATTTTATCTCTAATAGCCTCGTTAGTTCCAAGTCCATTTACACCGCAAACATATGAAATAGCAGTTGTAGTAGCTCCTGCCTGTCTTACAGTTGTAGTAGTATCTTTCTCAAATGTAATTGTCACGGTTCTAGCTGCTACTGGATTATTATCTATTAAAACTAGGGTTCTACCATCCCAATTTGTCATATTAAAAGAAGTAACAGTTATATCTGTAGCTGCTTTATTACCTGCAGCATCATTAGAATATGTATTACTGAACGTAATTGTATGTGTATTTTGTTGATTATCTGTGAATATCATTGTTTTGTTATTCATATTAGATAAACTTGTTTCTGATTGAGTTATAGTAGTATAAGCATTCACTCCTAGAGGAACACGTTCAACACTAAAAGCTCTATCATCTCCTGATGTTAATGTACTATTAGAAGTAGATACATTTAATTTAGTGCTAAAAAAATCGCTACTGTCAATTTTAATTGTACTTTTAAGTGTCGCCATTTTATTATTTTTTATTTATTATTATTATTTTAACTTTATATTAATTAGTCTGAAGCCTCTAGTTCTAGTCCATGTTTTCTAATAAGATATGATTGTATACTTCTTCTTACAGCATCGTCATACATATCATCAATAACAATTACATCATATATTTTACCATCAAAAAAGTTTGAAGGAGTTCCTCCTACATTTTTTACTCCTAAACTTACTATATCTAATACTCCAGTTGTGCTTGAGCCTAAATTTTGGTGTCCATTACACTCAATACCATTCTTCCATAATTTAATATCTTGTGTATTTACTCTAGCAACAACCATTAAAAATTTTGACCCATCTGGAACTGTAAATTTAGAACTATGCGTCATATTAGTTGCTGATCCTGCTTTTATCTGATGTGCATTTCCAGAAGTAAATTGAAGAACTTCCGCCCCTGAATCAGATAAATAACAAGATGTACTAGAACTATCTAAATTACACACTAAAAAAGACATAAAAGGAGTACTAGCTGCTATTCTAGTTTTACTATCAAATGTCATATAGTCTCCATATTCTGCAGAGTCTGAAGTATGCCTAAAATCTAATGAATAATCATTAAAAAGTACAGGCCTATTATTAGCTGCACTTTGCGTAGCATTTCCTGCATCTGCTCCATATTGACCTTCCCATGCAGAAACAACTCTTACTTCTGTAGGCTCTTCACTTCCATCATCATTTATATCCTCCATTGAGCTAGTTATACCCTCTCTCCAAAGATTAGCAATACCCACAGAGCCACCATGTCCTCCGTGAGTCACTGTGCCTTTTATGTTTCCTCTTCTTCCTAATACTCTATGTTGTATATGTGCCATATTACCAAGCTGCGTCGTGAGTTATTATTTCTTTATATTGTATCATTACACCTAATAAATAAGCGTCTTCATTTAAATCATCATTTGCTGCAGTTCCAGCACCATCAACATCTCTATATACTCTAAAGTATACTAATTCATCAGCATGAGCTGCTGGACTTCCAGCAACTGTCATTCCTCCTGTTGCAGCTGTTATATGTACTCTAGCTGCAGCTGTTCCTAATACAGCGTCACTAACTGTAACACCAGTACCCCAAGAACTATCTACTGTGCCTCCATCTGCATGAGCAGTAGCTTGTATACCCCATGTAACATCATGAGTAGTTGTAGTAGATGATTTAGGCATCCAATAAAACTTAGCCTTAATAGCTGTACTTGGATCCCATTCAGCAGGCATAACTAGTTTGAATTGTGCATATTCATCTGAATCTTTATCAAATGCAAGATAATCATTTATAACTTTATTAGTACTAGATTCTACAGATCCTAAAGCAGCTCCACTAGTTACAGAAGGTGCCATAGCTCCTGCATCTATATACATTGTTCTATAATTCAGAGAAGAGAATTGTCCATTAACATCTAACTCAGCATTTAGTTGGGAATCATCTTTAAATTGAATTTGTCCGGTATCTGCGTTTAATTCTATATTTCCATCTACATTTAAAGTTAAATGAGCTGTCATTCCTGCGGCATCAACCGTTCGCAATTCTGTTGCTCCATTACCACTAACTTCTGTTTCAAATTGATCTCCACCACCATCTTGAGAAAACAATGTCCACTGAGTCGTAGTACCTAAAGAACCAGTAGATAAAGCAGATCCAACATATCCAGTTTGTGCAGTACTACCACTTGAACCTGTTTTATAAACCGTCATCATTACAGAAGAAAGCGTTGCCGCCCCAGTACCTGCCCCAGCCGTTAAATATAAAATACCCCCAGGCTTATCTGTTACTCCAGTAATACTTCCTGCACTTACTTGTAACGCACCTCCAGCAACCCCTGAAGGTGCAGTCCTCCTTGCAATTAAATCAAGAGTATTATCAGGAGAACCAACCCAAATTTGTTTAGAGAAAGGCTTGAAATGCATATACCCGTCAGCTTCAAAATGCATATAAGCATCACTTCCTGCAGCATCAATTGTTGTCCATAGAGCCTGTCCTTCACTTCCAATTCTAAGTTGTAAATAATCAGATACATTACCTCCTCCCATCCAAAAGAAATCATTTGAGCCTTCAGAATGAAATGTTGTATTTCCTGCTTGTGCATGTAAAAGTACATCACCATCTGCTTTTATATCAAGATCAGCATCTCCTCCTGCTACATCTATTGTCTGTAAAGTGGTCTCACCACTAGCTGTCACAGAAATTCTAAAATAATCTGTAGGAGATACTGAAGCAGGATCCCATATAGTCATTTCACTATGTGCTGCGCTTCTATTATCAAACAAAGCAATATATCCTGCAGTATGTCCTCCTGTACCACTAGTAGTAGGTCTTGTACCATATATTTTAACTCCACCACTAGCTCCAGCTCCTGTACCAGAAGATCCATGAATAGTTACAAATCCTCCAGCGGCATCAGTTGGACCTCCATTAATAGCAGATTCTGCTTGCAGTCTTAAATCTGATGCAGCACTTGTTGTATTAGTATTACCATATATTCTAGGAACATATAAAGCTTGAGAGCCATCATGAGCATTAAATTTAAAAACTTCATCTGTTTTAGGTTGTAAATTACCTGTCGCATCTTCCCAAAGTCCTACATAACAAGTTGTATCATCTGTATCTGCAACTGTCATAGTTAATCCAGATAAAGGTCTTTTTTTGATTAAACCTGAATCTTCAACTAAAATACTTGTTAAAGACGCGTCTGTTGCTAGCCCAGTTAAAGTCAAATTTTGCAACCATGAAGCGCCCCATGTTTTAGCAGAAGTTCCTATTCCACCTTCATTATTTGCTCTTGGTACTAATTTTTTTGTTGCCATATTTCTTTATTTTAAGGTGCCTCTGGCATTATATCGCCATTAGCATCAATTTCAAAATGCCCAGAAGCTAAAGGGCTAACTTCTGGCATTATGTCTCCATTTCCATCTAAATCAAACGTATCGCAATAATCTATAATAACTGCCTTTGGCATTAATTGAGTTGCTGGTACGTTATTACAAGGTTCAAAAAAACAATCTATTGAACTTATATTAGGTGAAGGCCAGTTAGGGCCCCACCTAATTGTTCCTCGTCCTATATTACGTACAGGGCTCATTTATTTACTATAAACTATAACTTTACCTGATAGTAAAAATATTCTACTAAAGTCCCCATAAAAAGGAACTCCAACAGGTAACACTATATCTGTTACTAATGTTCCTGAAGCACTTGCATTTATATCTTCTCTCCAATTAGTATCACAATTAGAAACATCTAATTGAGTGCCGTCTTCAATAGCTACCATACAATATCCACTAACAGCATGTTCTGCTCCTGTAGTAGTTATAATAGTAGCACCTTGCATACCATAAGGAGCTGCTAGTAATTGCTCAATAGCATTATACAAGTCTTGAGGCTCTTTTACTAATGGTTCATTTACGTTCTTTTTAATATTTAGACTCATATTACTTTATTATTAATTGTATCGCTTCTACTTGCTTCATGTTAATATCTTTTGGTAATTGAGATTCTGATAGTGTTACCAATTCTAACTCTATAGAGTCTTCCAAAAGTTTATCTACCTCAGCCATTTGAGCCTTTCTTTCTTCAATAATTTTTACATTTGCAGGCTCTGCTTCTTTTTCTTTAATCTTATCTGCTTCTGTTTCCATATTAAATTTTTGCATTTCCTGTGCTAGAGCTTGAAACTCTTCAGTTGGAACTGCTTTTTCTTCAATGTCTTTTAAAGCAGTAGTTATAATTTGCTTATTTTTTGCATTTGCAAGAGCAAATTTAACTCCTTTTAAATTTTCTACTTGTAGTAAACCTTGCATAAGATTTACTAGATCACGTTTAACATAATTTTTTGTTTTTGCCATTTGTCTATAATTTTAGTTTAATAATTAATTTTTGCAAAGATATAAAAATATTTTAATATTCTATGCACTAAAGATGTGTGTAACAGTTCCATCTCCAAATAAAGTACCTTCTATATGCCATATTGAAGCTGATAAAGCAGTAAATTTAAGATGCCCTCCTAAAAATCTACCATCACTATCACCATCTAAAGTTAATATATAATCTGTTAATCCAGGAATATTCCATCCTGTTGTGTCAATACCTTCATTTAAAGCTACAACACTTCCTTTTTCATCTTTATCTATATTTTTTACAGCTCCTGTATATGTATCATTTAAACTATCTGCAGTAATTGTAAGTGTTCCTGTAAATGTAGTTGTTATATGAAAATCATATATTAATCCAGCAGCAGCTGTTGGTAAAGTTATTGCAATACCTCCAGCTCTATTTAATGTAAAACAAGTTCCTGATTGAGTTGCCTCTACATTATAGGTGGCAGCAGTTATACTTTCTACAGGTTTTTTATACGTCAAGGTTGCATTTGCTTGAGAAACCATATTTCCACTACCATCAACCATTAAAGCTGCGGTTCCTGATGAATTCTCTAAAGTAGTAATTCTTGTAGATAACCCTAAAGAAGCGGCACCAGTTGTAAATTGAATTGTGTTATCAGGAGATGTAACAGCAGCAAAAGCTGGATTACCAGAAGCATTACCAAGTAATACTGTTCCATTTGTTGATCCTGCGTTACTTACTGCAACCGCGCCTGTATTATTACCTAATAAAACTCCTTTTGAAGTAAAACTAGTAGCTCCAGTTCCTCCATTACCTACAGGTAAAGTGCCAGAAACATGAGTAGTTAATCCTATTTTACCCCAAGCAGGTGCAGTACCAGTTCCTCCAGATAATAATGCATTTCCTGTAGCAACTCCTGCTAATCCTGCTAATGTATCTGTAGCTGATGCATATACTACATCTCCAACAACATAAGCAGAACTTTTATTTGTTCCTCCATTTGCAGTAGGTAATACTGTTGCTCCTACATTAGACGCTAAATTTACTGTTGACAAAAATGGAGTAGTAGTATTTTTACATTTAGATAGGTCTAATAAACTAGGCTCAAAAATAAAATCAATCGTAGATCCTTTATCACTAATTACAAATACATCTGAATTTGAAGATAAAGATTTACATTCAAAACTATTAATAGTTGTATTACTTGTAATCAGAGGCGCACCTTGTCCTACAGATTTAACATTAAGAAATAAATTAGATAATAACATTTTACTATCATTTCTTGTTAATGTATTTGTTATATATAAATATTCATTAGCAGCATCAGAAGCTAGTGTTATTTGTTTTGTTGTTAAAGAATTTACTTTTGTTGCCATAGTTTTATATTTTAAAAGTCAAAGTTTGAATTTGTATTAAGTGAGAATATTGTAGTTAAAGCTTCCATCTGAGCAGGTGTTAATTTTTCATCTACTTCACATGTTGGACATACTTCATCTAAGAAACCTGTAAACACATCTTGTATATCAGATAATGTCATACAACTATTTAAATTATGTAATAAATGTCTTATGATTATAGTCATCCAAATTTGTCTTACATCTAAAGTTCTAGTTGCTAGAGCCCCCATTATTCTAGCATAAGCAGTATTAGCCAACGCGCCTGGACATTCTACTAAATCTGATAATTCAGAATAATCCGTTACCCATACATTATTTAATGATGTAGGAGTAGTTGGGTGACCATCAGTTTCAGCTAAACAAGGTCCTTTTTTAGTAAATTGTGGTTTTGGGACTCCTGTATCACTTAAACAATATCCACAATCTAAAGGTACTTCACATGGAGCAGTAACATCTTGAATACAAAATAAAGATCCGTCAGAGAAACTTACTGCGTCGCCAGGATCTGCACAAGAATATCCATAAGTAGTACCTAATTGTATTTCTCTTGTAGCAAATGTTTTACTACTTAAATCATCTCCATTGTAGTCCTGTAATATATAATTTTGAAGATCTGATGCACTAAAAGAACTTCCTAAAATATCTCCTACAAAATATGTCCCTGTAGAGAGTTGATTTGTGTATACTTCAAATGCCATCATTGCATCTGTAGCTGTATTTAACACTTCAAAAGAAATAGTATGTAATCCTGCTGGTAATACTATAGGGAAGAAGTTAAAATAATTATAATTAGAAGTAACTGTTAATGCTTGCGATTCATCTCCCTCCATATCAATCCAAGGCACTCCATCAATCTTCATTATCATTTTGGCGTCAGATGCCATACCTATAACTGCTGGAGTATTACTAGCAAAATTAATTTCTGTTATACATCCTATATACTCACCTATAGGAACAGGAGGAATTGTTCCTATAGCCTGATCTACCCAAATTGCTATATCTTTTACTCTATCATTTATATAACTAGTACTACCTGCTGTATTCCATACACCTAAATCTACTCCAATCTGTGTAAGTAAACTAACTGATTTATATAAATGATTAGGACCAGTAGTACCTGCACTAATTACATCTTTTTTTAACGGTAAGTCATTAGTATTTATTGTAATACTTTGAGCGTAATCAACAGCAGTTCCAGTCCATACACCATATAACGCACATCCATTATTTTGCCACACATTAGGAGTATTAGCTCCAGCATATAAATTCGTAGTTAGTGTCCAATACCCTGTTAATGCATTAGGATTAGCTACTGTAGCTTGTTTAGCTACACATTCTTCTAAAGCTTCATCATATACATATCCTATAGGACATACACAATCGCAATTCATAGCTCCGTATACAGATATAATTCCAAAGATTCCATTATCCATTCCTACATGAGAAGTTTTATAACATCCGTGAGAATCCCTAACATAAAATATATATTCAGCCCCTAAACCTCCATATCCTAAATCTCTAGATACACTAACATTAGTAAATTTTAAATGAGTACTACTTGTTGTTATTATTGCGCCAGCTACAGGAACTGCAGGAGCTCCTCCATGCGATACAGTCATTACTGAAGAAGAGTTTAATGATGGTCCATAAGTACTAATAGGATCCCCTGTAAAGTCACAAGGAGTAGTCGATGTTAAAGGTCCTATTCCCCAACAAGGGTGAAAAGGAACACTAGGAGTATAAAAAGGACCCGCCTGTGCTACAATAGCAACTTCATAAGGACCTGTTCCTCCAGTAATAAATAAATTTATTTCTCCATTAGTATCCCCTGGAATAATATTATGACTAGCAATACAAGCAGTAGCATCAGTAAAATTAGATACTGGTATTAATTCTATTTTAGTAGGAGAAGACTCTGTAAAAGCACTAGCTGTTGCCGTTCCTAATGTAGAACTATTATGAGTAGGTGTCCACGTTCCTGAAGTACTTATTATACCTGATTGATTAGCATTTGCAAAACAATTATCTGAATAAGAAGGTAATAGAGTTCCATCATCTGGATCTGCAAAATATTCTACAGCACATCCTGAACCATCTTTTACCCATATATTACTAATACCTCCACACATATTAGTGAATGTGTAGACAGATGGGTAAGATGAACCTGCTATTGATACCCATGTTGAACCATTATCTAAAGAAGCAAATAAATTACCATCACCTCCGTGTGCAGTTATTGTAAGAGTTCCAGTACAGCAGTCTATACATTGAGGCGGAACCCATGTAATATCATCTATATATACTACAGGATTCCATAAATATATATCATCTGAATCCGTTCCACCGCAAGAATCAGTTGTTAATATAGTATACGTTCCAGGCCATTCAGCTGTTAAATCTTGTGTAGTTTTATTAGACCATTGTGTATTTGTATTATTATGTCCCGGATGAGAGCATATTGTTTGATTATCTCCTGCATATGTCCATAAATATGTATAATTAGTATTTATATGATCTTCATATGTTCCTCTAATTGGAGTATTATCTATACTTCCATTACATACATTAGTTGCTATACTAGCTCCATAAGAACTACATCCACAACATGTAGGATTTGTAGCAACTGCTTGATTTAATACAGTTCTATAATCACTTGGTAATATTGTTGTATCAAATTCAGCAAAACACCCTGAAGCTCCGTCTTCTATTAATTTAATACGCCAAGTAGATCCTTCAGTAAATGGTAATACTTCATCACCTGTTCCTGGATTCCATTTATCTACATTTCCAGTTATTTCAAAGTAATCAACGCCGTCTACTGCAGTTTGTGGGTCATAAACTACTCCTGTTCCAGTTTGTACTCCTGTTGATGGATTAACTAGATCAGTAGTTGTAATACTTAACCAGTTACTACCTCCGGCACTAGTTGCAGCCCTATAATAATTTGCTCCTCCATCATTACTTAACCATACTTCAAATGGGAAAGACGCTCCCACCACTGGAGTAGTAGAGTCAAGCATTAATCTTATTGTTCCATCTTTACTATTAGGACATGTAGGTCCTCCATATTTTCCATATGTATTATTATCAGCTGCTGTTCCTGTAATAGAATCTCCATAAGCAGTATTATATCCAGACCAAGCATATTGATTAATATCTACCCATCCTTCTGCTCCTCCTGTAGAAGCTATTGTCCAAGTATCTGTAGCAGTACAAGGAGTACCTCCTGTACTATCTGTTACTAATAAAGTATACGTACCTACTCCTAAACTAGAAAGATCTTGACTTGTTGCGCTAGAACTTCCTGACCATTGATAAGTATATCCTGGAGTTCCTCCAGTTACTGTAACATCAATTGAACCATTACTTCCGCCTGCACAACTTATTGAAGATACTACTGCTGTTATATTTAAAGGTGCTCCTGCAATAGTAGAAGCTGTAAGAATTTGCTGACATCCAAGAGAATCTTGAACAAGACATTCGTAATCATAAGTACCTCCTGGAGCTTGTTGTGTAAATGAGTTTGAACTAGTTGCTGGAGCTATAAAAGAAGGGTCTGCAACCCCTGCTGTTCCTGTAGTTACTGTTGTCCAAGTATATGTATAAGGACCAGTACCACCACTTGCTGATACCGCTATACTTGCTACACCTCCTGTACATCCTGGATTTGTAACAGCTATAGTACTAGATAAAGAACCTCCTGCTCCAATAGTTAAAATATCTGATCTAAGTAAACATCCACATGTATTTTTTGCCCATACTCGATATGAACCTGCTGGTAGAGTAAAAGCTGATGTATTTTGCCATGTAGAGTATAAGTCTGCATCTATATCCCAACAACAACTTCCAGCACCCCCGCTCCAAGTAGAATTACCAATAGTACTTAAAGATATTGCATATTGCACATTACCTCCACATCCGCCTGCAAGAGCAACACCTCCAGAAATTGAACCTGAACCTCCAGAACAAGGAGGACTAGTTGCAGAAGGTATAGTATCCCAACTCATTTGAGTAGGCTCATTTACAGTATAAGTCGTAGTAGCTGTACATCCAACAGCATCTGTAATAGTAAAAGTATGAGTTCCGGGAGCACAGTATTTTTCTAATGCAGTATATGTATCAGTACCCCCAGTTGGAAATGCATTTTGTGATGTGGTAGTTGATGTATTTGGCATTGTATGGGTCAAAGTGTAATTACCTGTAGTAGACACACCAGTCATAGTAACTACTATAGTACCCATATTAGAAGGAGTAAGTGAAGGCCAAGTTACCATATATCCTGTACCATCGGTTGTGCCATTATATCCACTATAATCATGTTCACGATCTACAGGAGCACATGCCGCTCCAGTTCCAGTTGCACTTAAAGCAATAGTACCAGTAGAAACTATAACATCTGCATGATCAAAACATCTATCATACCAAGTAGTATAATCTGTACTACCATTAGGAATACTTCCAGCTTCAAAAAGAACCACTCTATATGTACCGTCTGAAAGACCATCTATATCAAACTCTTTATCATTACAAGAAGACCCCGCAAAAACAATATTTGGACAAGATGATCCTGGAACTCCTGAACCTGTTACACCGTTATATACAGTTGTGGCTGCAAAAGGATGTCCATCATTTTCATAATCCCAAGTACCTGAATTATCTTTAAATATTGCCCATTTTAAACCTCCAGATCCTCCTTGAGTACCACCTGATACGTTTGCACAATCAAATTGAACTCTTACAATTCCATCTGTAGAACAAGTAGGAGCTTGGTGTACTACAGCACTATCTATACTATAAGTTATATCTAAATTTACACCAATAGTTACTGTTTGAGTTATAGTATAACTACTAGCTCCGTCTGTTATATCTATACTTACTGTATGTGTTCCTGCAGGAGCAAGAAAATAATAATTTGTAGTACTATTTATTGTTCCTTGAGATCCGGTAGGATTAGAAGGAATAGTTGTTATAGAACCTGAAAAGGAAATATCATCAATAGTTACACCTGAAGGAGGGACATTATCTATAGTAACAGTTACAGATCCATTACCAGTACTACATTTTGCTAATGCTGTAACAGCACAATTACAAGTACATTGAGTATTAAGTGGAGTAGTATTATAAATCATACCATTACCTGTACAAATTGCCCATTGATTATTTGTATTAGCTGATGCATTTGTATGGAAAGGTAAAATACCATGATTAGCATTCCAATTTGCAATACTAGTATGAGTATGATCTGGCCAAACATAATTTCCAGTTGCATGACTAACATATATATTAACTCCATTACCATAACTCCAAAGACCAAGAGTATTATCTGCAGTATCTGCACCATAAGTTACTAAAGGTTGAGGTCCATTAGGCCAACATACTGCAGTATTAGTATTACTAATAGGAGCTCCGTTTATACCAACTCCATAAGCATTTTTTAATCCTATATACATCAGACCAACCATTTCATCATTAAATCCTTGTGTAGTAGCACCATATATATTATGATAATTACTACCAGGAGCATTTGTATGACCACACAGAGCTCCTACAGGATGTCTGCTAAGTACTTTACCTGTACATCCAGCATTATCCGTAGCATCTCCATATACATGATGTATATATCTAGAAGGTTTAACTGTCATTTCATTTGGCGGCTTTAAATATGTTCTACCATCAAATTCATAAAACGCACCTCTTATAGTTCCTGTTGGGTCCATATATCCGGAACCATGACTTACTCCCGCACCTCCTGTGTCTGCGATATAAGAATCCCATCCTACAGTTCTTAAAGTATGTACTTTAATATCATCCCAACTAAAAGATGGAGTCTCACTAAAAATATAACTCTCCCAATCTTGTATTAATTCAGCAGCAATAGTCATACCATTATGCCCTTGTCTCCACGATAGACCTGAATAATGTGAAGATAATCCCTGTTCTTGAGGAAGAGTGTAAGAATCTCGGCCATATTTAGTATCTTGTATACCTGTAGCTACATCTTTAAATACTATTGTTTTACCGCTAGATTTATCAGTTACGTGTAAATTAAAATAAGGATTATCATCTTCAATAATAATATGCTCATTAGGATCACCAGCATTAAACCAATATAAACCTTCATCTACAACATTCCAAGCTGGAGCACATGCAGGTGTTTTAGTTACTAATATTGTAGTCTCTCTATCATCCGGTAGTAAATTTGTATCAAGCCTATGATAACAAGCCTCTTTAATCATATGCTTTTGTATTTCACTTAATAACTCTACATTCCATGGATTACCATTTGGGCCACCATCATCCATCCACCAAGCATCGTCTAGACGTGCAAATTCTCCATCCATAATACCTCCAAATACTTGATGATACTCATCTCCACTATCATTTCCTGCAAAAGCATTATGCATCATACCTGTATTTGATTCAGCTAAATACCAATCATATTGAGCTTGTCCGGTACTATCAAATGCTGAGCTATCTACAGCATAACTACCCATTACATACCAATGATCCTCACTTGAATAGGAACTAGGTCCTAGTGCCGAAGGCCATAAATCTGCATATGCTTTCTTATGAGCATCACTAGTTCTTTCCATATGAAGTTTAAATTCAAATTGTGAAGATAAAGCACCAGCTGCTTTATGGCTTGGATGAGTAGGTATTAATATAATAGCGTAATAACTTATATTATCATCAAGACCATATTTATTCTGCTCAATATTTATATTAGCGTTTGATTCTACAGGGTATATAACATTACCTACATCTCCTGATGGACTATTATCATTAACAGGAAAAGGTTTGTATATAAAACTAGAATTTAAGGTAATATCATTCATAGTCATTCCTACAGAGTAATAACTAGTATTATGTTGATGAGATTGAGTAGCAGGAGATCCCCAAAGTTGAGCGCCTCCTCCATATAAATTCATCCACTTAGTATCACTATAAGCACCTCCCCCTTCAGGAGCAGCGCCATTCAAACCCCATCCACCTATAGTCCAACTATTTTCATGTATACCATAAAAATTATCACCAATATTTGTAGAATAATGTACAGGAGTAGCTCCTGCAGGATGATACGTTGAGGGCGTACACGAACTTGTATTTCCACCTCTATAACATTCATAACAATGGCAAGATTTATGTGTATTTTGGCTATAAGCTACACCTCCACAAGAGCCGCTATACCCATTCCACAGATTATTACTAGCTACACCAGATTCCCATCCTTGTTCACAATCTACCATTGAAGAAAATCCAAATCCATAAGTTGATTGACCAGCAGGTTCACAAGCACTAATATCAACATTAGCATTTCTAATATAAGGAGTACAATGTGAAAATGAAGGAGTAATATTATTATTCCACCCTAAAGGAGATTGAGTAACACATGATGAAGATCCTTCACTTCCGGTTCTCATAACAATTGGAGTTAATGTATCCTGATAACCAAAAAACTGATGTTGAGTACCCCATCTACTTCCAGACCCTGAACCTTTAACATTACAAGTCCATGTAGGCTTTATCATATGTAAACTAAAATTATCTAGTTTAACTAAAGCAAATCTTAGACCATCAAATGCAGCATCAAAATGTGAAACTCCTGAAGTATGCCCAGGAGGGGGTGAAGGGTTCCAAGCCATAATTTAATTTATTTTAACAATCACAATTACAATTCTGAACTCCACAAATCTCTTTAGCTTTCAAATACTCATCTATAGACTTTTCATATAGAGTAGTAGTTTGAACACATCCTCCTACATTTGTTTTTGCTCCTTGTAATAATAAAAATATCTTTGCTATATCTGCAAGTATAGATGCACATTCTTTACATTCAGTACACTTACAGTTTAATAATTCTTTTGTTTTTGCGGCTAAACAACAATTGATATCACACATACCAACTGCTCCTAATTCATGAGTCCCTGTTGCAGTAGTAACTACAATTTTAAAAATACCATTAAAATGAGTATATGTTGTTGAGCTAGCACCAGTATCATCTATAAAATTACTTAAAGATAATATTAAATCTCCTGCTGAAGTTAAACTTAAAATTGGATTGTAAGGAGCGGAAGTTTCTCTTGGTATAGATGATATAGTTACATCATTCCAATAGATATCGACATCTGCGTTTGCATAGTCTGCTCCTCCTGCAATTGTTAGAATTTTACAGTCCCCTGAAATAGTCGCTGTTAAAGCCATAATTTTTTATTTTTTAAATGTTACAAAAATATAAAAACTAGGGGAATTTCACCCCTAATTTTCATATTAATTTAATTTATAATGCTATGCGCTATAAATAATTTGTAAATCAGTTCCAGACTCAGAAGCTCCATCAAAAAGAGAATCATAAGTAGAAGAACCAGAAGCCCATCCAGATGGAATCCATAATTCAACTATTTGATCATCTTTTGCATTAGTTGCATCTTGTCTTACACCACCATTCAACACAATTGTTGTGATGTCATAAGTTTTAGCTGTGTCTGCAAATAATTCAGGTCCGCTTTTTGGTAACCAAAGTCTGTTGTGATAAGCACCTTTATGGTGTCTAGACTTTTTCTCAGCCATAACAGCTTGCCATCCATTACCATAACCTTCAGTAGCACCCCAAGTTCCAACGATAGTTCCAGAAGCATAAGTCATAGTAGTTGCACTAGTATCTATTACTTGGAAACCAACGCCATAATCTTTAGCTGTAAGCTGAAGTTGACCAGCACCCCCAGAAGCAGCTGTTACGATTGAATGAGCATCTGCATTAATTGCAGCTACTAAACCGTTAGCTATTTCAGTTACAGTACCAGTAGCATCTGATTCATACTCATAACTCATAATTTTCCCTACTCTGTCTACTCTGTCACTTGAAGGATTAATAAATTCTTCATAATCACTAATTCCTGCTCTTTGGATTATTTTCAAACCCCAAGTAGCGCTGTTTAAAGCTGATCCAGAATTGTTAATTGTAACGTTAGTAGTTACAGCTTTTGCACTAACTACGTGAGGTTGGTGCGTTATAAGCTTTACATTTGCAGATTCAAGAATACCTGTAGCATAAGTCATACCAGATGCAGGTGTTTGAGTAAACTGAAATCTTGTAGGTACAATTGATGTACCATCAAAAAAGTCTTCAGCAGCAGAAGCTCCACCAATATGGTCTCCTAAATCCAAACTCCACAAACCAATTAAACCAGCTGCATTACCATTGAAAGCTGCGTTTGTTGCTAATGTGTAAGCAGCAGTAGCTGATGCTGTGCTGTCTACGAATACATGTTTTGCCATTTTATTTAATTTTAATGGTTAATAACTATTTTACTTATTCAGATTTTAATAACTCCATATTGCTACTTTGGTATCGAGGATCTGAAAGTCCCTCTAAAATTGTGGCAACTGTCATATCAACAATCTCTTGATGAGTATGTTGAGGCAGGTCACAATCTATATTATTACCTGCATTTACTTCTGCAGGTTGTTTTAAATATGTAACTTTAATATCATTTATTATAAATGTATTATCAGTATACACTTCTATATAATCTTCCTTAATTGTAAATAAAGGTGATTTGTATGTTGTTTTATTAAATGGATCTTGTAATACTGTATATATATCATCATGTTGAGCAAATTCATTTATCCCAACTGTATGTGTAAAATCATCATCACAAGGGTATCTTTTTTCTCCCCAAAAAGAAGATGAACTAAATATTCCTGACGCAGTATGAGGATGAGAATTACCTCCCGCATCATCTGTTTGGCCAGGATGATCTACCCCAGCAGCACTAGTATTGTCATACCAAACTATTCCTAAATAATCAAATTGTGTAGTATTTCCTATTGGCATTTCAACCTTAAGCAATGTACCTCCCATATCAGTAATTGACACTCCCGGAAATAACCAATTAGAAGAATTTGTAAAAAAGCTTTTTAATTGAGCTGTTGAACCTGAAGCACCAGGATATTTTTTAGTTACTTGAGTTAACAGTGGAGCATTACTTTGACCCAACGATTCATAACCAATATATGCATTTGCAGGACTAGTAAAAGTAGCTGGTAAACCTCCACTAGGAGTAACGTGCATTGTTAAATTTACATTTAATATAAATGCTAAAGGCTTCATTTGCGCAACTGCTACTGTGTGACAAAAATCTTTACATTTATTTGATCTTACTAAAGATTTTACATTTATTAAATATAAATAATCTGAAGGTAAAAATGCAGCATCTACCCAAGTATTATCAAATACATGTCCTTTATATGCTGTAGGAATACTTTGCTCTATCACTAAAGTTCTTAAATCGTCTATACGTTTTTGAGACATTTCAAAACCTTTTTGATATCTATTACCTCGAGGATTAAATCTAGTATTAATAAATCTTAAAATATTTTTATTCAATTCTAGATCTATTTCCTCTGGAAGTAAAACGTCGGAATGCATGGAGTTGATTTTGTCAACCCCATGCTGTACTCCTATATGCATTTCATCTATTGTCATTAAATAGTTGCTTCTTTAAGTTTCGCTCTTAAACTTGTTAATTTTCCTGAATTCTTTTTATCAGTAAGATGAATAACTGTATCTTGTAACGTATCTCCAAGAATTTCATCTTGGTAAATAATTTGATTTCCTATCCTTCTTAAAATTTCAGCACTTAACATTTCTTCAATTTCAGACTTCATTTTTAAATGTTTATCTTGAGATATCCTAATAAATTTACTAGGTTTATCTGATTTTAAACTATAAAGTCTATTTTCAATTTCTAAATCAGTTAATCTGTCAGGATTATCATTTGCCATTAAACGATATACCCTTCTCATATCTGATTTACTATCTGATAATTTTATAAATTCTTTATCAGCATCTTTTAAAAGTTGAATTTTATTATTCGCTTGTCTCAAATCTCTTTGAGCGTCTTGAATAAAAAATCTCTTTTTAATATCGCCTATCATTTCTTCTTTGTTTAAACCTACATGCGGATGTTTTAATATCCACTTATATCTTAACCAATCTTCAATATTTTCAGGCTCTCCATCTGCAGTAGTAGATATATCTAATTCTACTCCTCCAAACGGTATCATAATAGACATATTTGTCCAATAGTGTTTTTCATGTTTAGGCCAGTCTACATGATCTGGTCCTACATCTAAAATACCATTTAAATATTTCTTTGCTTCATCAGAAGTTACCCCTTTTAAAGGTTGTCTATTCATATAAACACTACTGATATACATTCTTGATTCTGCTCTAACCGATTTAGGTAAAAACCCTGTAGGCTCTTTACGCAGAATTGTTATTTTTCTTTTTGCCATTTTTTTGTTCTTTTTAAATTATTAAATTAAGTTGATTTCCTTTCAGGCTTGTAAGAATACTCGGCCCTACTCTCTTTATATGAAATAGGATGGTGGGGGTTTTTACACCCCCTCAATCCTACAAAAAACTAGATATATAGACTACGAAAACGTTAGTTAACGCCATTCACTATACGCGCACACACTCTAAATCAATAGAAGTATCAAATCTCTTAAGAACGATACCTGCCGTCTTAAGCATGTGTACACTTGCACCATCAATGTCAGAAGCTCGTAGATCACTAGATCCAAATCCTGCTGGAACAACAGAACCCGCAACTGCCCATCTTAAGTACTCACGTCCTTTCTTGTTAATCATTTGAATGTTTGCTTGTCCATCATAATTAGATGTATCAACAAATACCATTCTGTATGATTCCATAGAGTAACCTGTCACAGGATGCTTAGATCTTGCTTGAGCTACAGGACCATGATCAAACATTGGATGTTTAACCACATTTACTGTATGTCCATCAATATGGTCATAACTTGTAAAGTAACCAGTCATTCCTAAAGAACGTCCTGACCCAGTAATAAATTTACTATCTGCATTTACTGTCCAATTAGAAGCAGTAGGGAAACCACCTTGGTAGTTCTTTAATGCATTGTCAAATTCTCTTGCTCCACCAATACCAGTAAACAATGTGATGCTCTTATTAGATCCATCAGTCATACCGTAGAATAAATCTCCGATAAGATTTGTTAATTTAGTTTCAGTTAGAGTAGAGTAAGTGTCCTTATTGATAATTTGCTGTAATAATCCAGGACCTGTGATTACTGGTTGCCCATTTTCATCAGTCATGTTTACTATTCCATCATTACCATAAGTTTTTTCTCCGTACCAGTAAAGTAACTCACATTCTTCTTTGAAAGATAACATGTGTAGATACTCTTCATAGTCCATCCACATTTTGGTAGTTTTTCCACCTTTAGTAGGTAAAGCAAACTCAGCAACGTAGTTCTTAGCATTTCCTGCGAAGTGATAAGATTTTCTAACCGTACCAATTTTGTTTCTTACCATACCTGGTGTACTCCAATTAGAAGCATTACCTCTAGAGAAGTCAACCCCAACATTAGCATATAATTGACCCCAGATTGATCCTAAAGCGTGATCAGCAGCTGGCAAAGTTGCCGTTGCATCTGGATCTACTAATTGCATTGTGTAGACATAGTTGTTTCCAGCCGCTCTTGGCTCAGCCATAATTCTTGCTTGTACACCTGATTGTGAAATCAATGTATAAGGGAAAATGAACCATTTGTCTGGAAATATTAATTCAAAAGTGCTTCCACCTAAACCTAAGTTAGAACCACCATTTGCCACAGCAAGAGGACGAGTATTAATAGTGTGAGATTTTACGCGGTATTCATACTCCCATCTATCAATAGACTTAGAGTTACCAACCCCTTCAGTTAACATAGTTAACGGAAATTTTCTATCTTCTCTTCCTGCAAGATGTGTAATTATTGGAGAAAGCTCAGCTGGCTTTTCCAATAGCGCATTTACTAACGAATTAGTATCCGTCATTTGCGCATCATTGTAATAAGTTTTTAATACTTGCATTTTTATTTAAATTTAAAGGGTTACAGCAACCTAGCTCCTTTTGCGCTTTATAGGTTACTCAGGTTTAAATCTAAAGACTCTATATCAAATCCGCCTTTCCTTTTAGGTCTAGCAGCTCCTTTAACTGATCCTGTAGATTTAAGTTTTTTACGCAAACTTTTAGCATTACTTGTTTTTGCTTTAGTTGCGATTATATCTTTTAAATTAAATCCTTTAAACATTAAGTAATCAATAGCTAATTTAACTTCTTTAGAAGACTCTTGATGAGCCTTTTCTCTAGCTGTTTTACCATCACTACCTGGTTTACTTAAATAATCAAAGAACTTATTTTTATCTCTTTCTGGTACTGTAATACCTGCAAAGTCTTTTGAATTTTGGATTGTATCATTTATATCATCCCAAAATTCTCTTTGTCTTTGTTGATTAGCTAACTGCTCTCTTTTTTGTTGCTCTAATCTAGTATCTCTTTCTTTTACATAATATTGATTAAGGGCAGTTTTAGCTTTAACAGCTTTATCATAAAGTTTATTAGTTTCTGTGTAATCATCTAATAACTCATTTATAAATTCTGCATCATGTCCTTTCAATTTGAAATACTCTCCAAGAACAGCTCTTTGTGTTCTTAGATCATCTTGTGTAACTTTGATGTTTTCAAAATCAGTAACTTGCACAGATGATTTCATCCAATCTTCAGACTTACCTCCATTTAAAAGATAATCTAAATGTTTTTGAACTTCTGGATAAGCATTGAATAATCCGTCTAATTGATCTTCAGCCATTTTCATTCCAACAGCTTTAGCTAATTTTGCTAGACCATCTGATGTATCTTCAAACTGCTCATCAGGAAATTCATATCCTAATTGAGAAAGAACTTCATTTACTACAGTTTCCTCAACCTCTTCGTTTTCTACTTCTTCTTCAACGATTGGTTCAGGTTTACTTTTCTTTTTACTAACTACTTCTTTTTCCTCTTCAACGACTTTTTCTTCTACATCGTCATCAAGTTCTTTAGAAGCATCTTTAATTTCTTCTTCTGTAACTTCTTCTTTTTTTTCTACGACTGCTTCGTTACTTTTTTCTTCTTTTACTTCAGTCGTCAAACCATCACTTATGAAATCATCAAAAGTAATGTCGTCTAATTTTAACTTATTTTCGTCTGCCATATCTATTTATTTTTATGCAAATTTAACATTATTATTTAATTTATTTTCTGTTTTTTATGTTTATAGTTTTACTATTATTATATACCACTTTTTATTTACTTACACGTACTACTTGGTAGTGTTCATCGGTTAATTCCATTATTTTTTTATCTGAATAACCTGGATTATCTTTTTTAAGTTTTATAGCATATTCAATTCTATCTTTAAAGTTTTTAGCTTGTGTAACACCTTTATCTATTAAATCATCTAAGTGAGTATTTAATTGTTTTAATGCTATATTATTTGTTAAAAACAGACTAGCATAACCATCCTTATCATCAAGTGAAATATTATATATATCATCCATTACTGATGTTGTTTTATCTGCCATATATATCCAATCTTGTTTTGCATGATTATTGCTAGTAGTTTTAGATTCGTGTACAGTATGCTCATAATCAGAATATGTAGTTTTAGTTTCTGTTAAATTTGATTGCATATGTGCAGCGTGTGTAACTACATTATTAGAATAATTTCTATCTCCAAGCTTCATCCATCCTAAAGAAGATTTACCACTATTATATATTTCTCTATCTATATTTGGATTCATATGCATAGACGCTGCAATATAATCTACAGGAACTCCATCTAGAGTATTAGTTTCAGCATCAAATCTTGGATCCATACGTAAGTCTTGTTTATTTTTTAAAAATAAAAGTATTCCTGCATCAATAGAATTAGCTAACCCACGTTTACCTGGCATTCCAGCTAATATATCATCCCCAGCATCTAAATTACTTATCCAATTACCTTCGTGATCTTGATGTATTAAACCTGCTTTCTCATACCATCTACCTAATTGTGTTAACTTATTATCTGCATCCATAATTTGATATGGAACTTTTATACGTAACGCACCCTCACTTTTAGGAGATTTAGCAGTTTCCCAATCTTCTGCATCTATAAATAGATCAAATTCAGAATATGCTTTAAGCTGAGCATTGAGATATGTAGGTAATGTGTCCTTTGCCCAATTCATAAGCATACCTTTCTGACTACTTCCAAGCATTCCAGGATCTCCAGTTTCTGTCATATAAATTCCATATACTATTTGAGCAGCGTTAGCAATTTCTTTTTCTGACATCATAGTAATGTTAGATAATTTACGTATAGGAGAATTTGCTTTAATACCATCCATGTCGTTAGTACTATTGAATATTTTAGTAGGCTGTCCATTCTTATTAGCTGAATGAGGATCAAATTTAGTACCACCGTCTCTCACATACCCATAATAATAACCTTCTTCGACTTTATTATAGGCATCCATATACTCCTCATAATTTTTAAACACACCATATCTACCGCTACTATTTTTACGCTTATCAAACTCGTCTTCAGTTATATAATTATCTAGTCCAAAGTGGTTCCAACCTCCTAAATAATCAGCAAAGAAATTTGCATATTCTTGTTGATCACTAGATAAAGTATTAAGATAATCTTCACTAAATTCAAAACTATATATATCATATTCATCACCAGATTCAACAAAAGGAGCTAATGCATTATAATTAGGAACTGCGTCAGGATTATTAACTAAACCAGGCGGTCTTGTTATACCTTGAATAAAATACTCTTGTCTAAATCTAGGATCTTCCGTATCCTCTCTTTCAGTATTTCCTACCCAATCTATACGATCTATTCTTTCTATTGACATCTTTCCTGAATTTCCATGCATAATTAAAGGAATTCCTGTATTAGGATCTCTACCTATTATTATTCCTGTATGCCCAACTCCTGTATTACCTGATTCATAATACGCACCTCCTGGATTAGTCGTACTTCTTGAACTTTGAGACATATTATCCATATCGTATTTCCCATCTCCTAAATGTACAACATCCCCTACCATAACTTTATCCCATATATCCATTGGAGGAAAATTATGTAATTGAGGACCTTCTTTAGATCCTACTATTACTCCTTCTTTTGTATAAGTTCCAATTCCTTGCTGTGACCAAATAGTTTGTCCTCCATGATCTAACATATAACCTTGTCTATACCAACTATGTGCCGCTCCTGCTTCTACATCTGTATCAACTATTCCATCATATAATAAATGAATCATATCAGTAGCTTGTTCAGAACATGAATGACCACTACATCCAATGCCATCCCATTTCCAATTTTTATCTATAACAGGTAAATGTGATAAATTTTCATTAGAATACTGTAATATAGCATTTTTTGTTTGGTTGTCCATGCTCCCAGTTTCCTCTACTTTATATCCTTTAGCAATTAAACTTGACTGTACACCACTATAACCATTATTTAAACCTAGCATATATTCTGCAGAAGTAAGATCACTTGTATTAGATATTTCAGGATGACCATACCTACCCTCTGTATGAGAATAGCCTTCTGCATGTGTATGTGGCGGTATATATCCTATATCCCCAGGCTTACCAATACCTCCTTCATGCATTTTAATTTTTTCAGTTCTTTGCCAATACCCAGAATCTTTTTCCCATTTTTCTAATGCACTTTTAGTTTCAGGACCCCATGTTTGATCTACATCACCATACTTAGTAGTAGATTTAGGTAACTTATATCCCGCACCTATTAATGCTTCTTGAATATATCCAATTGATCTTTTTCTATCATTACCATTAACTAAAGGCCAAGATAATTTTAATACCTCTTCAAATTCACCTGCTTTTAAATAATCATTTGCTTTTTTATATAAATGATAATATGCATCTTTATCTCTACCAGAAACATCTAATGTTGGGAATCCTAATTTAATTGCATCTAAAACTTTAGCTGGGCTATCTACTAGTCCAAGCACTTTAGCAACTTTATTACCATTCATATCTAAAGCAAACCCTTCTTTAGTAACATCAGAGCAATTATGTCTTAAAAAATTATAAGCTTCATGCCCTTCAATATCTCCTTCTTGTATAGCTTTGTGAAAATCTGCCCAAGTTTTTATTGTATCTCCTTTAGATGTTTTATAAATAGTTCCCCCAAGTAAACCTTCTTCCTCTAATTCCTCATCAGATAAAGCTTGAAGTTTTAAATGTGTTTTTAAAAATTGTTCTTGATCAACATTAAAAACCATTGTTTGAGATCCCTTTTGTTTTCTATCTTTATTTGTAAATCCTTTTCCATATGTAGATGCTACACTTCCTTTTTGAAAATCTGCCCAATCTATAAATATATCTGGATCACTTGTTTTATATGCTGCTATATGACTTGGAGGATATCTACTATCTTCAAACCAATTATATTTATTTACAGTATAAGAATCACTAGCTTGAGGATGTATAATATTACCATAATTATCGTTAATACCATAAGTTCCTAATTCTTGGTCAGGAGTACCTGCATATTTTATATTATAATGTCCTTTATGCCCTGTGTCAGGATTTGTCCAAGTGAATTCATAATCTTTCTTATTATGAGCAACAGACCATCTTTTTGCATTATTATAAGCTTCATCCCAATCTTCTATATGAGACCAATCATCTAAACCTGATTCTTGATATGCATCAATTGGACCCTGTTTAAATACATTACGAAAAAAATTATTCTCACCTTTTTTAGGTTGGCCTAAAGGCTTTTGAGGTTTTTCTATTACTTGAGGCATAATAGGAAAATTAGGCTGTGGATTATCCTCTGTATAATACGCACTGTCTCCTTCTGGATGAAATCCTCCATGTGGCATTTGTTTAGGAGGAGGTTGAGTAGGATTATATTGTGGTTTTACTAAAGGTTTATATTGTTCATCCATTAAGAATCTAACAATGGCACGAGAGTTAGGTTCCATCGTATGGCTAGATGTATGAAAATTTGGATTAGTATTAAATCTAGTAGGTGTCTTATCTATAAGTAAAGATTTAGGATCTATTTTAAACCCATCTTTAAGATGTTCATTGCTCTTATAAGGTTTTACTTCAGGAGTTTCAAAAATTTTATCTTGTTCTGCTTGTCTAAATAATTCTGTATAATCTCCTTGAAATCCTCCTTGTTTAGCAATTTTTACTATCCTAGCTTTTTGACTATTTGTTAGACCCATTATTTTGCTTTGCTTTTACCATTGCTTTAATCTTTTTCTCTTCAACTTTATTATCATCATTATTGATCTTAATATCAGTTGCATTATCTAACTTATTCATTTGAATATCTGCTGCAATTTTTTCTCTATCAATTTTAGCATTTTGTTTATCTGCAGCTTCTTTACGTTTTATTTCAGCTGCTTCTAAAGCTATCTTCATTGCATGCTCTTGATCATTAGCTTGAGCATTAATCATAGCTACTTCAATTTGAGTCATTCTATCTTTCTCTCTTTGATCTGCATCATACTGCATTTTTTGTTGAGCTATCTCATTTTGTTGTTGAGCTATTTGATTTTGAGCTTCTTGTTGAGCTTGCTCTAATTTTTGCTGCATAGCTTCAGCTTTAGCAATTTTTTCTTTAATTTTAGTAAAACTATCACTATCTATTGCTTCAGCTACTATAGATGCTGGTACTCCATTTTGAATCATAGACTGCGCTAGCATTTCTACTTTTTGTTTTTTCTCAATATCTGCTCCAGAATCTGTAATAAAAATACCATATTCTGATTCCATATGTTTTAATGGATCTACTGATAAAAATTCTATAGCTCCATCAGGCTGAACAAAAGAAGTTTTCTTTCCGTCTATCCATGCTATTTTAGAATAATCTAACATAGCTTGTAAGTCACTAGATTCTAATTGAGATATCTTTCTAAAGTAATCTTCAGTAATATGAGAAGATTGCATAATAGCTTGTTGAGATGTACCTTTACCTTCATACTGACCAATAGCACCTTGTCTTTGTCTATTAACTCCTGATAATCTTTCCCATTCTTGTAATATAGAATCTAATAAAACTACATACTGTTCAATAGTTTTAATTGATAAATCCATAACTGTTTGATGTTGTGGATTAAGTACCATTCCTTCTTTATTATAATCTACCCATGCAATACCAGTAGCATCAATATAATACATAAACTTATCCATATCCCATTTCTTAGGAATCATATTAATATCAAATTGAGCAATAATATCTTTTGATTTAGCAATAGCTACCTCTAATCTATATTTATAAATATTATAATTAATTTGATATGGTAATCCTAATTTAACTAAAGATATATTATCTGAATTTATCTCAGAATATTTAATACCATTTACAGGTAATTTACATATAGATGGATTATCCATAGATCTTCTCTGATTCTGTACTCTTCCTATTTTACAAAATATTTTATCACCAATCTTTGTTCCTTCCCATACTTCTGGTATCCATCCCCAATCTACAACTGCTCCTTCTTTCTTTAATTCTGATGGCATTTTATATCCATCTGGAACTTCTATTGTTTCTATATCTCCTGTAACTGGATCAGGATAAGATAAAAATCCTACACGTGAAATACTTTTCCAATATACAGTAACTACTTCAATAAGTCTAGATCTGCCTCCTCTTACTCTATCGTCTGAAGGATTAATAGAATGTATTAAAAATGAACCATCATCAAATACTTCTGGAGATTCTAATTTATCAATTTGAGCATCAGTTAAATATTCTCTATATGTATCTACTATTGTACTTACATGTGCATCTTTTCTAACTAAAGCCCAATCTCCATCTTCTATTAATTCTACATCTGGATCTTTATCATAATCAATATCTAAAGGATTAATAATATCATAAAATGGTTCTTTATTTCTTATACCTCTATGTGTATATGCTTCTCCTGATACTAAAAAGTGAAACCATAACTTTTGAAACTTATCATATATATTTTCTTTATACATCAAATAACTAATAGTATTTTGACCTATAATTGCTCTTTGATCTACATATGATTTATTAAATAACTCCGCTACATGTTGAGGCATTTCTGTTTCTTGAGACGCACTTCCTGTAGGTTGACCCATTTCATTAAGTCTATTAACAAAACGTTGTTGCATTACTTGCATTAACTTTTGTTTCCTCATTTCTTCTTTTTGGGATATGGTATCCGCATTAGCGACAGCTACTGTGTAATTAAGAGGTCTTTTAGACTTTTCTCCTAATAATAGATCTACGACAGGTTTGATAATAGGATAATTTCTTATTTTAGATGGGAAGTTACGTCTTGCTTTACCGTATGGTTTTAAAACGTAGTGATAATCATCCTCTAGAATATGACCATTATAGAAATCATATAATTGCTGTATATCGCCTCTGCGGGAACCAAATCCTCCAATATCTGATAAACTAATATAAGCTTCTACACATTCCTCTCCCCATTTTTGTGTCTTTTTAGAATTAGGTATTTTTTGTTTTGGTATACTATGATGTGTATTTGTAAAATCTATATGTGCCATAATTAATTAAATATTTGTCTATCAAAAAATTCATCCATAGATCTATCTTGATATAAATCAGTTACCTCAGCATTGTATAATTCTCTAGTATGATACATACCAATCATTAACGCCATAACCCTATCAAAATTACCTTTATGATTAAATTTTGTTAGTTCTTGTATTAGTGCCGGGTCATAGATCTTTTGCAAATTTAGTAATTTTTTTCCATTCTCATCTACTCCCCTAAGTGAATTTAGCCAATCTCTTATATATATCTCACCTTGTTGCTTCCTTGCTTCCGTCATATGCATGCCATATGTACGTCTTACACGTCTAGATTGCAATTCTTTCTTATCTAACATTTCAAATTCAGGTTGCAATTTATGTAACTTTCTATATCTTTTTGCGTATGCTATTATTTCACCACGATCATTCTCAAATCCTATTTTAGCATTGTAATAATCTGCAAGCATAAATAGATTACGATTGTAATCATCTTGAGTTGCAGGTCTACCTACATAAGATGCTACAATTATATCATCTGGTTGTGATAAATTATTAGGACGTTTTAATACATATGCTGCACCTAAAGAAGAGGAATCTGCTGATTGATTTTGACCATACGGGTCATGACATATTACATATAAATTATGTGGAGTAACATGTTCTTTATTTCTATACGGAGATTCATATATAACAACACATCCAGTATTATCATCATCCTTTCTATGTGGGAATTTTATAACAGGTCTTAAGTTATAATCTGGTTTAAATTCTACTTGTTCTTTTTTATAATATAATCTACCTGGAGTACCTCTAGTATGTAAGTCATTGGCTTTCAAATGATTATAATGTTCCTGTAAAGATGCTACATCAAATAAATTAGATGTTATTTGTAAAGTAGCTTCTTGAGGGGAGAATGGGTGCTCTGCGATGTATTGGTCTAGTGATTTGGCATCGGCTGCACCTTTCTTCTTTTCCCTCATTTCTTTTTCATATTCTACTGCGTCTTTTTGTTCAGAATTACCATCAGCATCTATAAATCCATCTAAATTCTTTTGTATAGGTATAAAATATCCACATCTAGTACCCATTGCTCCAGCATCCCATACATTCTCATAATCCATACAATCATATGCTGCTGGATTATAAAATATTTCTTCCATAGCTTCAAAATCAGCGCCTTCTGTACCACCTGTTCCAAAAGCAATCATCATTCCTAATGTCTTTGCTCCTTGTCTCATTGTAGGCATTGTTACTTCCCATGCTTTCAGGAGGCCAGGGAAAGAACCAGCTTCTTCAAAGAATACTAATTCTCCCGCCTTACCTCTCACCTTGTCGGGTGCATCTTTTAATGAAACTCCCATTATTTGAGACTTCATTCCCATCTCAATTTCAAGACCATTAACTTTTTTCTTATATCCTGCCATTTTATGCATTTCTCTATCCTTTAATCTTGGTTGAGCCCATGCAGTATGATCATCTATAAATGATAAAAATTCCCATGCTTTAGATAAAAGTCCATCACCAATTAAATATTCTTTTTGTCCTGCAAATACAAAGTTTTTAGAATTCTTTACAAAGAAATAATTACGTGCTAACATAGCACCAGCTTTATAAGAATAACCTTTACGCCTAGCTTTAAGTACAATCATATGTCTATTCTGTGCTCTAGCTTTATCTATTTCTTGAAAATATTCCCAATCTCCATCATAAAATCTAGGAAATGTACGCTCACGTTTAGACTGAATAGTACCATCTGGCAATTCTTCATCTACAGCCCTATCAATAGGACAATAATTTAAATAAAAATAATGGAATCCTGTAACATGTAATTCATCTATAGTATATCCATACATACATCTTTTAGTCTCTTCATCCCAATAATCATAATAACCTTTAGTATTAGGTAAAGAATCTGTATAATATCCGTGCTCTTCAAAGAATTTAGCAGCAGGTCTTATTCTATCTATATCTTTAAATCTATCCGACATACTTATCTTTAATCCTTACTAATTCTGCACACTTTTCATATTCCTCAGTTGATGTGAAATACTCAATAACTAAATCAATCATATCTTCTGTTCTACCATCTTCTTCCATAGGATTAAATGGTAGTGGAAATGTGATTCTATCACCATCTTCTAGTTCATAATAAATATCATCTAATGTTCTTTTTTTTGTAATTATATGATAAGCATTATTCATTGCAGCATTGTAAAGTTCTAGATCTTCTTCATATTGTTCATATTTTCTTAACCATTCTTCCATTACATACTATATTTATTTACTTCTACTCCTCCTCTATTACTATTATTAGCTTGTTCTTCTTTTCTAACTATATCCTCTAATCTACTTAATCCATCTACTACTTTACCCATTTTTTCAAGATTATTAATTAAATCTTTTGCATGAAATATAGGTTTCCCATTATCATCCATTAATGTTAGATCTATATCTCTAAAATATTTTTCTAATTTTATAATAGACTCTCTAGCAGCTTTTAATAACTTTACTGCTGAGGTTTCAGTTAGTTCTGCATACTTATCACAAGCAGTTTTAACTTTAGGAGTTTCTTTCCATTTCTTTGCAAATATACTATTTTTTACTTCAGTTTTACGTTGTTCCCACTCATAAACCGCATATGGAGATCTATAATCTACCATAAAATATACATATGCTAGTGATTTAGCATCTAAATCTTTAAACTCTAAGACAGTTTTTGCATAAGGCGAAGGCACTGCTTTATTGTCAACTATAGTTAATAAATCTTTTGCTAATTTCATTTTTTAGCATTTTTTAATTTGGTTATAAACTTAACTCTATTTTTATTTACTGAGAACTTACCAAAATAAGGTAATCTAATAGTTTCAAAATCTCCTTTTGTCATTATATCTGTAACAAATTTAAACTGATATGTTACTATTCTTTCTACTGTATCTATAGGTAAATCATGTTTAATAGCTAGTGAGTAAATAATATCTTTTTTATTTTTTACCACGATTTTTCACATTTTTTAATCTATCTATATGTTTTCTAGTTCTCTCTATATTTCTTTCTGTTTCTTTTTCTATCTCGTCTTCTCCTACTAATGCCTCCCATTTAGGAGGAGTAGCCGCACATTTAGTTGTTTTCCATTTAGCTTTTACAGGCATATAACAACCACATAATCCACACTTATGAGCAGAAGTATAATGTTCACAGTCTACACATATAGACATTCTTTCTTCATACTGTTCTGGGGATGCAACTGGAGCTCCTTGTTTTATAAAATTAACAGACTCCTTAGTAAAGTCTGCTATCATTTTAAGGAAAGATCGTTTCTCTTTGTTCTTCATAATTAATATTTTGCATATCTACACGAACACAAGTACCATCATAGGCTTGATATACTACAAAATATAAATCCTTATTATAAGGATATATCATAACCATAAATAGGTCAGTCGCGTCTGATATTAATTTCAACTTTATTTGTTTTAATGTCAAGTATAGAATTAATTCTATATCTTTTATTTTCATATAATATAGCTCCTTTATCTTTTAATCTCTTAACATAGTTATTTAATGTTCTATAATCATCAATCTTAAGTAACTTTGCTACTCTTTTCTTATTAGATGCACTACATAAGTTAAGATCTGTATCTAAAGATGTATCTAATAATGAAGATAGTACTTCTAATTCCATCATTGTTAGATCAAAAATACCATTCCAGATTTGAAGAGCTTTTATAGTACTACTTGCTTGTATTGTTAATTTCTTCATTGAATTCAATTTTTGCTTTATCGTCTATAATTTTAATTTGGGAATGCTTAGCTTGTCTATTATACTCATGAACAAGCGGTAATATATCCTCACGAGAGCATACAAAAGATAGAAATACTTCTATTTCTTTAGATGCCGCATGTAGATTATTACGTATTATGGAAGCTTTAGGATACTCTTCCTTTAGTTTAGTGTAATCACTTAAACTTATTGTTACTGTACCTGCAATATCCATTATAATACTCCAAGTACTTGAAATTCTTGTACTAATAAGTGGGAAACACCATCTAGATCCACAACAACTGCCTCTGTACGAGGGTCAATCATTACAGTATCACCTTTTTTTACAAATACACATTTAGGTCCTACTTCCATACATTTAATAATGTTAGTAGCCCCTTTACGTGCGGTAGATTCATCTAAGAAAATTCCTGATTCTGTTTTGGTTTTGGTAGGATCTGGTAATAGAATCCAGTCCTTATTAGGTTTAAATTTACTTTTTGCCATAGTCTAAATATTTTTTTTGGCAAAGATATAAATTATTTTATTATACTTACAAGCTTTTTAAGAAATTTTTCAAAAGGATATAGTAATCCCCCTTTAGAGATCCTATTTCAAGTTTAGATTTCGTCTTAGCAGTGCTCCAATGGACCCAGGGATAATAAAATCAGTGTTAATTCACCACACCTACTTATGTGTATTCTATCCCAACTAAGCTTTATACTTAACTCTTTTGCAACTACCGGAGAAAACTCTAATCCTTATTTAGGATCTACAATCCGATGTCTTTGCCCTTTTATGGTTACCAGGGGCTGAATAATGTTGCGGTGCAAAATTAATAAAAAATTTTTATAATGCAGTTAAAAAAACAAAAATCATTAAAAAAATATAAATTACCGGTGATATGTCTATTCTTTTCATATTACAAAAATACACCCCCGCCTTTATATATACGTTAATTTAATGTTAAGGGATTGTTAAAATTTGGTGTGTTATTGAGCGCGTGAACCTCCCCAAAAGTAACCCCTATCGGGAATAGTGATTGGGACCTCCTCCCCTTCATCAATATAAAAACCTAAAATAATTTAGTTAGTTATATTAAATACATATATTTATTATGGGAAAATCCGTTTTAACTAAACCAATGTCTATTGATAACATTAGAAAAGAGGTAGACAACTACATCAAAGAAGGAAGAACAACAGCCTTTGGTGGTGGAACTAAATTACCGTTGGACACTGTTGATAAACCAGCAACTCTAACAGGTAATTACCAAAACATACCTTACACTAATACAAATGGTGAAGATAAGGTATTAACTCTTGCAGAATTCAAATGTGGTAATATCCTTGATACGACTGCAGTTAATCATTCTGATACAAGATTAGTAAAAGGTACTAAAATTTTAGTATCAGTCAAAGAAATTTCAGGACAATATAGAAATAGAATTGACTTTGTCTAATAAAGAAAAGGGAGAAATCCCTTTTTTTTAAAATGGATACAACTTATTATGTCTGTGAGAGTGTGAACCAACGCTCT